ATTACACATGATAATGCAAATCCTACAGGAGCTGGGACAGATTTCTTTAGAGCATATGATGGTAGTAATTCAAGCAGTAATGCTTCTGGATTCTGGTTTAACTTAGATTCATTCAATCAATCTCTCCAAATAACAGATGGGGCTGCTAGTCCTACAGTCTTAGTAACAATAGACAAAACTGGTGTAGAATTTACGGGGGGTACTTTAGGAAGTGATAATAGCGGTGAAAGGGCTATAACAAGCACTGCTGCCACATTTACTGATGGAAGTAATGATAGACTTAGAATAGGTGTATCAACAACATCTGGACACAACGCTAAACTATTTATGCCACAGTCTGGTGACTCCATGACTATTGGAGGGGCGGGGACTGCTTCTGTTTTACCTCACAATTTGACAAATAAATTCGGAAGTTCAAGTTTACCTTGGGATGAAATATATGCTGATAATATACTTTTAGATAGTGGTGGAAGTGCTGCCCCTGCTTATACATTTTTTGATGATACAGATACAGGAATGTTTAGAGATTCAGTAAATGGAGTAGGATTAGTAGCCCACGGAGGCTCTGGAGTTGTTGTTGCTAATAATAGTGATAGTAGTAATGTATTTAGAACTTGTATATTTCCTGACAACACTACTCAAGATGGCTCTGCGGCAACTAGTTCTATTCATTTTATTGGTGCTAAACACTCATCTGCTTCTGATGCGACAGGTAGTTTTGATAGTAGGGCTTTTGCAGGCGTTGTTACATCCACAATATTTCTAGCTGCTGGTTCTGCAAGTGCTCCTTCAGTAATATTCAATGATGGTAACGGTGACACAGGATTATTCTTTGATACTGATGAAGTAAGTATCTCAACTAATGATACACATAGACTTCAAGTTGATAATGATGGTACTACATTTAAAACAATCGCCACCGGGACTGTGGCATTTGAGACGTTTGTAAATAGTGCAGGATTGTTGAAAAGAGTAACCTCATCTGAAAAACGGAAAAAAGATATAGTTAAATTAACCACCCCCTCTGAAAAAATATATGATTTAGAACCAGTTAATTTTACATATAAACAAAATAATGAAAAAGATTTCGGGCTTATTGCAGAAAGAGTATATGAAACATTACCGGAACTAGCAGTATTAGATGAAGAAGGAAAACCTGATGGAGTTAAATACTCTAGGTTATCTGTATTATTATTAAATGAAGTACAAAAATTAAAAAAAGAAATAGAAGAATTAAAGGAGAACAAGTAATGCCAGATATAACAGTATCATTTACAGATGCACAATGGACTAGAATAGTAGCAGCATCATCTCATATAAAAGACGTTTTTGATGGGAGTGGTGATGTTGACGAAGCTTTTTTAGCAACTAAATATAAAAGATGGACTGAAAGCATAGTTAAAAGTTATGAGAAAAAGCAAGCATCAGTAGATGACTTCTAATGAAAGCTAAAAACAAGATAGTAAGGTTACGAAATAAGTATCCTTTAATGTCTTCATCGGAGATTAGTAGAAAAGTAGGAGTCAGTCGTGTCTATGTTCATAACATTTTAAAACAAAATGACCTACAAACTAAGGTTCCAAAACCCCAAAAGGTGGTATACTGTAAAGAGTGTGGGGATATAACCACCGATAAAGGTAGAATACACAAGGGAGAATGTACTTTTAACTCAAGATTCATGAGATTAACATGTTCTTGGTGCAAAATACCTTTTTATAGAAGAAAAACTATAGTAAAAGTAAGGATAAAGAATAAATTAAAGAATATTTATTGTTCATACAAGTGTTATGCCGAATATAGACGATACAATGCAAATAAACGATGAGTTAATCGAAAAATGGGAGCCAAAAATCTATAAAATGTTGCAAAATGCTTACATTGAGGGGTGGGAGAAGGAAGATTTAGTGCAAGAGCTTAGATTAACAGTAATTAGAGCGGCAAAAAAGTATAATCCAAATAAAAATGCGTCATTTCACACTTATTTACACACTGCAATGGTAAATACCTTAAGAACTTTACATACAAAGTCCACTAAAAAGGTACAGACAGTTAGCATGGATAGGAATAACTCATCCGGTCACGCAGATAACGATGATTTTACATTAAAAGATTTATTACCTAGTGAAGACAATCATATAGATGAAATTAGGTTAGACCATTTTTTAAATTCTTTAGGCTTAGAAAAAAGTGAAAAAGAGTTCTTGACAATGAAGTATAAAAATTATACTATGGAACGCATACAAGATAATTTGACTGATACTTCGATATATAAAGTCAAGAAATCTTTAAGAAATAAGTATAAAGAAGGAGAATAGTTGGAAAATTTTAATTTCATAGAGTCGGGACTCATATTTGGATTATGTGAGTCAAACAATTACAAAGCTTTTACGCATCCTGTAAAAGACTTTGCTAATCATGGAGAAGCATACAAATTTATTCAAGAGCATTTAGATGAATACAAAGAGTTTCCTAAGTGTGAAGTATTATTAGAAAAGTTTCCTCAGTTATCAAAGGATGCAAAAGACATAAACTTTCAATATGCATTAGGTGAATTTAAGAAACATGTAATGTACAGGAATATTATCTCTGCCTTTTCTGAACAAAAGCCTATACTAAGGGAAGACCCGAAGAAAGCTTTATCATTAATTATGGATGGCTTACATGATGTAGAGATATTACATGATGCTGATGTAGTTCAGTATGATTCAGGTGAGTTGGATAGATTTGAAGAGTGGAAAGAGAAGAATGCTAAAAGAGAACTAGGTGACGGCATGATAGGCATACCTACACCATTTAATGTTATAAATTCAACAGGTATGGGATGGCAACCGGGAGATTTAATTACTGCTTATGCTAGACCTACTGTAGGTAAGACTTGGTTATGTTGTAAGATAGCAGCAATAGCAGTAGAAAAAGGATTTAAGACATTATTAGTATCTACAGAAATGACTAGAGCTTCTATAAATCTAAGGATGGATGTGATATTGGGTCAAATGAGGGGTTTTAATTTATCTCACTCTGCAATACGAAACGGTAATGAGATAGATGAGAGTGAGTATAAAAGGTTTCTAACCGAGACTGACTCTAAGAATCTATTAATATGCGACCATATTAGTGGGGAGGATAGTATATCTCTACCTAGTATAAACAACCTAGTTAGGAAATACTCTCCTGACTTATTAGTAATAGATGGTGTATACTTAATATCTCAAGATAGTAATAAAGCTGCATGGGAGCAATCACATTCATTGTTTTATGGACTAAAGAACTTAGCACTATCTACTAATACGGCGATAATGGCATCAACTCAAGCCACTCGAGATGCAGCTGACATGTATGTGCCACCTGCTCCTAGTCAGGTAGCGTTTGGTGATGCATTGATTAGGGCATCAGATGTGGCAGTATCTATGTCAATGATGAAAGATGATTTAGATATGCCTATATCAGATAAAAGACAAATACAATTTCAAAAATATAGAGATGGAGATTTAGCATTTAATGACTTTGAATTTATATGGAGGGTTAACAATGGACACATTGAGCAAGCTAATGCATAAATATAAAGACCAAACTTTTTTACAACTAAGGTGTGGTAAATGTAGTGCTAATGGTAAACTTAAAACTGGATTGACAGTGAGAGTGCCTATACTAAAAGCAGACGGAAGTGCAAAAGTTAAAATATTAGGAATAATAAAAGACGACCCCTCATGTATAAAATGTGGAACTACATTTCCAGAGGGATATAGACAAGTAAAAGATGACATCATATACAGGATTAGACCGACAAAAACAAGATATGATAGACTGGACTGAAATCTTACACAAGATTGGTGTAGATGTACCATTAGGTGCAGAACAGTTTAATATAGAATGTCCTTTTCATAAGGATGATAAACCTTCATTAGCTATAAATACTAATAAGGGTGTATGGATATGCTTTGCTGGCTGTGGTCAAGGTAGTTTAAAAAGTTTTATAAGGAAACGGATGGGATGGAGTGCTCGCAAAATACTAGACTTTTTAGTAGAGAACTCAGAGGGTTACGACCCTGTAAAAATGTTTGAGATAGATACTCCTGCTCCTCTTGGATTAACAGCACTTGAAGAAAAAGAGTTCCCTTTTAAACAATATGTGGTGCCTAAATGGATATTTGACAGAGGGTTTGATAAGTTTACATTGAATAGATGGGGGTGTGGCATAACATCTAGTAACGGATTAGTAATTCCTGCTCATGATAAAGATGCGAAACTAGTCGGGTGGATAATTAGAAGAGAGTTTGGAGTACCAAAGTATGTTTATGCTAAAGGATTTAAGAAATCACATATATTATTTGGGCAACCGTTAGTGGATACATCTAATGCAGTGTGTATAACTGAAGGTGCACTAGATGCAATGTGGTTAAATCAGCTTGGATATCAGGCAGTTGCTTTACTTGGTATGCAAATGTCTAAGGTTCAAGAGGAGTTAATATTAGAATTACCATCTAAAGAAATTATATTATGTTTAGATAATGATGAAGCAGGTGAAAAAGGTAGAGATTACATATTGACAAGATTAAGAGGTCGTGTTAATATATCTTATCTGAAACTTCCTATAGGATATAAAGATGTGCAGGAAGTTAAAAATTATGATACAATAAAAGAAACAATAGAAAACCGGAGAATCTGGTGAAGGAGAAAAGATGGCAGGAATAGCCGACATACAAAACAGATATGAGAGTTATCAAAAGAATAGAAACTCTGTATCAAACAATAGCTTAGGCAGGGAACTGTTCTTGAAACAAGATGGTGACCAAGCCTTCATAAAATCAATAGCAACAGGAACACCTGAAGACCCTTATCTAGCAGAGATTAGATTACATACTTTCAGAGAAGATGGAAGATGGCAGTCTGTTCTACATACTGAAGAAGGACCTGCAGATGAAGTTCCAGAAGGAAGTGTACCTTCAAGAAAGTTTGCTTTATGGGCATATGTATCAGAGGTAGTACACCCTGAGAAACCAAACTTAGGACTCGCAGGAGACTTAGATTGGGAAGAACGCACATTACCATCAGGTAAAGTAGTGTTCGTAGAGCCTATAAATGATTTTAGAATTATTACTCTAAGCTTCGGAAGAGGCAGATACCTATGGAATGAACTTGTCGACATATATAATGATTGGCAAGGACTAGATAAAGGTGTCCTTAGAATAAAAAGAAATGGTTTGAGTACTGATACTACTTATACCATTACAACTGTTTCTGATAAGAGTATTGAGATACCAGAAGATAGAATTAAGGAGACATCTGAATTGACTCCTCTTGATGAATATTTTGCCAATAGATATGGTAAAAAATTCGTACCATCTTCTAACAACAATACACCTATGGAAACACCTAAAGACGCAGTATCTACAATGTCTGATGATTCAGATGATGTAGAGATGCCTTTTTAGTAACCTCCTCTCAATTTCCTCCCCAAGTTTGACTCATCTTGGGGAGGATGAATAATTATGAACTCATTAATAGTAAATACAGATAATTTTAAAGATACACTTAGTTCACTTAAGAATGACTACAGTGCTGTGAATACTTGGATAATAGACGTAGAAACTAATGGTTTAGATGTTTATAATCCTGATATTAAATTATGTGGTATAGGACTTACCCCTGTAACGAATCATGAAATATTAGATGTTGCACCTATTTATTACTTTCCTGTAAGACACGAGGAAGGGAACAATTTAGAAATGTCTGACGTAAATGATTTGATACAGTTTCTAAATGATACATGTCATATACTTATTGGATACAATATTAAATTTGATGCTAAGTTTTTAGAAAAACAAGGGATGGATATATCTAATATGCAGATGATTGATGTGTTGGTTATGGTTAGAATGACAGAGGCTACTACGGTAAATAAATTAAGTCTATTAGATATAACTATAAAAGACTATGGAGAAGTTGCTGGTCAGTATGATTTAGATACAGACAAAATTCTAAAGTCAAACCGAACTGATGGAGTGAGATGGAAAGATAATTACTCATTAGCCCCTGTTGATGTATTAGGTCCATATTGTATAGAAGATGTTAAATGCACTAAAAGACTATACGTTGATAGATTATCTAAGATAAAACAAGCAGGTATGACTGACTTACTAAAGTTACAATGTAAATTAAGTAAGGCTTTATATGATATGGAAAGTAGGGGCGTTGCTATAGATAATAAATATGCTCAAACCGCCAATAAAAGAATCCTTACAAGATTAAATAAGTTAGAGCATCGTATATACGATTTAGCCAAAAATGAATTAGGTTTTGATAAAATAGACTTTAAATTTAATATTAGTAGTCCATCTCAGATAGGTGAGATATTTAATAAAATGAATATACATTCTCCTGTTCAGACTAGCACAGGAGCTGAGGCATGGAATGAGGCAGTCTTAGTTCAAGTTAATCACCCACTTGCAGGATTGATAAGACAATATAGAACACTCAATAAATTTAACTCTACTTACATAGAGCCTTATTTAGAGATGCCCGTATTACATACAGGATTTAAAAACTGGGGTACTGTCACGGGTAGGTTATCATCTAGTAACCCTAATTTACAGAACATACCTAGAGACACGATATACATTGCAGACAGAGAACTTGATGAAGAACAACGTGATGAAGTTAAGGGTAGGATATCTGCTTTGATATCTAGCAAAGGTGGCGATTCTACAGTAACACTTACAGATGATGTCATAGATACATGGAGTTTTTTAGGTGGTGATAAGTTTGATGTCAAAGATAAAACACAGATTGCTATCCGACATCTATTCGTACCTCGTAAGGATTACACGCTTATGGCGTATGATTACTCACAGATGGAAGTTAGAGTGTTCATGTATTATGTTGATAACGCTGAAATGAATGAACTCATGAAACAAGATGATGTAGACTTTCATGGAGAAGCAGCTAAGATAGCTTTTAATATGGATGAGGATAACCCTGAATTTAAGTTCTATAGACAATTAGCTAAGTCAATTACTTTTGGAGTTATATATGGTATTGGTAAAGATAAGCTGGCAATGCAATTAAATACAAGTGCTAATGAAGCTTTCAGATATAAAAAGACATATTTAGAAAACATGAAAGGGTCAAAAGAATTTTTTAACTCTGTGGTTAAGACTATTGAAACTAAGGGCTGGGTTAGAAATAAGTATGGAAGAATATACAAAGTTCCAAAAGATTATGCATATAGAGGTGTAAATTACTTGATTCAGGGCACAAGTGCTGATATTATGAGTGAAAGAATAGTAGAAATACACGATTACCTAAAAGATAAGAAGAGTAATCTACTACTTCAAGTGCACGATGAAGTTATATGTGAGATACATAAGTCGGAGTTGGATGAAGTAGCACCTAAAATTAAAGAACTAATGAAAGAAAACACATTGAATATCCCACTTGGTGTAGATATGGAAGTATGTAAGCCATCGTGGGCAGTGAAGGAAGATTATAAATTATGAAAGTAACAGCAAAGAAAAACGAAACTTTTGAAAAATTATTACGAAGGTTTAAAAAGTCTATTGAAAAAGATGATATAATTAAGACATATAGAAAAAAGTCAGAGTTTACACCGAAAAGTGTAGAAAGACAACAGAAAATTAAAGACAAGTTACGAAAGAGTAGAGAAAATGGCAAAGGCTAAAAAGAAAACATTAAAAGATAAATTAGATATATATTTACAAGCTTTTGAGGAAGAAGTTATGCTCTATGATGAGTACGAAGATGCCTTTGTAGGATTAGGATATCAACAATACAAAGGTCCAATTGCTATATACGATGCAAGAAAGTGTGTAGAAATACTAACTGACAATTTTATGGATGACCCTGACTGCGAAAGTAGAGAAGCAGCTGAAGAAATGGCGATAGAATGGTTTGACTATAACTCTGTTGGAGCATGGTATGGAGAAAAAACACCAATATTTATATCAACTACATTGGAGGATTTAGAATAATGACAGCAGGATGGAAAAACCCGAAAGCTCCTTATGATTTTACACAAGGAGAGTGGGATGATTATCAAGAAAAGTACCCAAATTTATCTTGGGGAGAATATAAACAAATGAAACAATGGAATGTGGAGGAAAGAATGGCAAACAAAAAGTATAGTTTTATAGAAGCCTATAACAGACCTGTAAAAGAAGCTACCGACCCTGTACACTATCATTTTGATATAGAACCTTTTGATTACATACATGACAATCAGATGGGTTTTGCAGAGGGAAATGTGGTAAAATATATAACAAGGTGGAGATACAAAGAGAATGGTATTGAAGACCTTTATAAAGCGAAACAATATATAGATATGCTGATTGCAAAGGAGATAACAGACGAGCAAAGAAACTGAATATACAATTGAATATTAAATGAATTAAAAATGATAAGGAAGACTTATGAACAACAAAATTAGACACAATGAGATAGACGTGCCTTACAAAGGCAGAATTGCTAAACTATGGTTTGAAGAGGGTAACTTTGACTCTTATAAAGCTACAGTTTTGGTGCCGGGTAGTAAAAAACCTATAGCACCTTTAGATGAAGGTTACTTTAATTACTTTCAAGAACTAAGAACAGAAGAAGAGAAAGAACAAATATATCAAGATTTTACAAAGATATACGATGTTACTACTACTGAAGTAGAAACTTCTGTCATTAAACTAATTAATCAGTTATCAAGCAAATATGATGACTCAGATGATATTAACTTAAGATTTGTTATCGTGTACTATGGCATGGTAGCAGAAGAAAATAAAGAATTTGCAAAATTAAAAAAACGAATTAAACGTCTAGGTATGTACCAAACTTTGATTGAGGGTATGAAACCTAGAGACGCTGCTAATTTTAGTAAAGGTAAAGATTGGACAGAGCTAGACGTTATTATGAAAGAAAGAGGATTTTGATATGGCAAAAGTCGGAGTAAAATTAGGATTTACATTTAGAGTAGGTCCACTCGACACAAATCAATATGCAAGAATGGACATGGAAATACATGACATTAATACTGAGCTTCCGTTAGACGAACAACTAACGGAGGCTGGGTTAACAATTGACAAAGCATACACTGCAATACATGATAAGGTGGATGAAGAAATCAAGAACATCCTAACGAAGGGAAAGAAGAAGGATGCAAGCTGAACATGTTAGAGCTATAATTACTGAACAGTTTTTATCTGAACGAGAATCACAAGAAGAAAAATGGGGTGAACAAATACATCACTCAGATGAATATTGGACTGTAATTCTAGCTGAAGAGTTTGGGGAGGTAGCTAGAGAAGTATACGAAAAGAATACACCTAAGTTATATAACGAACTTATTCAGTGTGGTGCTGTATGTATGGCTTGGGCGGAAGCAATACAAAAAAGAAACATGGAAAGACGAATAGAAAAAGGAGATGATTTACTTTGAAAGAAAATGCAGAATCAATATTTAATGATTTATTAAATGATAAAAAACTTGCTACAAAGCGTGGAGATGATGAAAGTTTTGCTTATGGCAGAATACCTTTTAACATCCCACAGTTAGATAAGATTACAAATGGTGGTATCCCAAGAAAAAGATTTACTCTTTTATTTGGTGGATGGTCATCTGGTAAGTCTTATATAGCATCACAGTTGTGTAAGTCGGTGCAAGAAGAAGGTGGAGTACCTATGTGGATAGACTTAGAAAAGTCTTGGGACCCAGCATGGATGGAAAAAGTTGGCGTAGATATAACTAAAATACTAGTTGCTGACCCCGCCACTGCAGAAGAATCATTCACAGTTGCACAAAAAGGACTACGAAGTGGTGTAGATTTAATCGTGTTAGATAGTGCTGCAGGTATAATACCAGCAGATATATTTAACAATGATAAAGGAATCGACTATAGTCCCATTGCATGGCAATCAAGAACATGGAATCAAATGTTAATTAGGTTACTCCCAGACCTAACATATGGTAGTTCTTTAGTTGCTATCAACCAGACTAGGGGAGCAATGGGACCAGTCACTGCTATGGAAACTATGCCGGGTGGAGAGGGTCAGAAGTTCTTTTCACACTGTTGCATGCAGGTATCTAAAGGCGGATGGATAAATGAACCAGCTTCATCTACCAATAGAGTAGGGTTTGAAATCAAAGTAAAACTATTGAAAGATAAGTTTGGTGGAGAGAAGTGGGAAGAAGTAGTAGTGCCATTCCGTGTTGAAGGTGGAGTAGACATAGTGGAAACTTATGTAAGATTAGGGCTAGAATATGGTTTAATAAAACAAACAGGAGCTTGGTATACTTATGAAAAGATGCCTAGTAAAGTAGCAGGTATCAATAAAGTAGTAGATTGGTTCAAAGCTAACCCTGATGACTACGAGGTATTTAAGAGTGAGACCGAAAAGTTTTACACCACAGGAGAATCTGATAGCAAAAGTTCTTGATGAAACAGGACTTCGTTATGCTAGGCAAGTGCCCATAGGAAACTATACTGTAGACTTCCTTATAACTGAAATGGATGTTATAATAGAAGCAGATGGTCCTTTTGGGCATCTAGCAAAACGTGATGCAAAGAGAGATGCTGATTTAATTGAGATGGGGTTTGAAGAAGTTTGGCATCTTGAAGAAAAGACATACAAAGATATAAAGGATAGATTATGGCAGGAATTGAAGCTATAAACAATGCGATAAGTAACGAGCCTAAAGCTAAAAAGTCTAGTGGTAGAACCAAGAATCAAGATAGGTGGTTACTTAAATCTATTGATAATGCTATCTCATATAAGAATAGACCTCCGAGCAAAGGTAAATTTTACCCATCTTTATTTGGTAATCCTTGTGATAGATACTTATATATGGCTTATAACGGTCTATTAGATTGGGATGAAATAGACGGTAGAATAAAACGAATATTTGACCATGGTGGAACTTTTGAAGACCGCATGAAAAAGTATTTGAAGAAAGCTGATATTTATATAGATGATGAAGTATCTGTAAAAAACGAAGACCCCCCTATATCAGGCAGGATTGACTTCATAATAAAACATGATAAGCATGAAGAAGCATTGTTAGAGTTAAAAACTATAAAAGATGAAGACTTCAAAGATTTAAAAGAAGCTCCAAAACACGAACACACGATACAGTTACAGATATATCTTAACTTAACTGATAGAGAGTATGGTGTAGTTATGTATGAAAACAAAAATGACCAAAAATTAAAAGCTTTTAAAGTAGATGTTGACAAACAAATTTGGACTGATATACTTGATAGATGCAAAAGCATAATGAATATGTCAGAAGCACCTGTGCAATGCACGGGTATGTGGTATTGTAAATGTAAAGGAGAAAAATAGTGGAAAAAAAATGGAGTTATAAAAGAGCATTACAATTAGCCCAAGAGGTTATGAAAGAGACAGGCATACCTAATATTACTATGGACGCAAATGCAGATGCTAATTTAGATTTCATAGATGTAATTCATGCATCTAATAAAAAACTAGAAGAGTATTTAGTAATCTATGGTGGATTCAAAGGGCAACTAGAACAACGTGTCGCAGACATTGAAACTAAAAGAGCTGCAATAGAAGCACAGGTTACTGAAAATTACAACATAGCTTTTGCTGACTTACTAGCATCACATGAAGGTAGGAAACCTACTAAGGATGAGTGTCGTGGTATTATAATGAAATCTAATGAAGGTATAGCACAACTTCAGAGAGATTTGATAGATGTTACTACAATTAAAAATAAATTAGATGCTCAACTTAGATTGTATACACAATGTTGGGCAACTGTTTCAAGAATTGTAGCCCTAAGAACTCAGGGAAATGATTAATTTGAGTATAATAATAATAGGAGGAAATTAACATGATGGGTAAATTAAGACCACAAATATTTTTAGCTATTATAGTGCTTGGACTTCTAAGTGCAGTTGGAGTATATTTTGGATATACAGAAATAGCCACAGGATGTACAGGTGGAATTATAGCATTAGGTATGAAAGTATTAGAATCAGAGTAAATAAAAGGAGACATAATGACAAGTAAAGATGTAGTAAAAAGTATAGCAAAGACATTACCGGTAGTAGGAGCACTTGCAGTCGGTGTAGGGGCAACTATGGCTGTATTTAAAAGAGATGCACTAGAAGATAAAGTGTATGACAAATTAACTGCTAGACAGATTATAAAAGAAGATATCCCTTTACAATAGATGGAAAAATATATAGGGATAGATTGCTCGTCTAAAGCTGTACACATTGTAGTTTTAGATGGCAAAGAACAATTAATAGATAAATACAAATGGAGCTCAAATCTAAAAACAGCTGATGCAAGATTTTTAGATATAGTAGACCAGATACACAGTAACTTACCTGACTTCAAAGATGCTAAATTAGTATGTGTTGAGGATTCTTTATATATACAGAACCCATTGACAACACGCACTATAACTGCTATAGTGTATTCAATTATTTACTTTTTACATCATTATGATATTAATTGTTTGACAACTAAACCTCAACAATGGAAAAAAGTTTTAGACAACAAAGAAGTATTTAAAAAGGGTAAGGCGAAAGAAACTATAATGAATTATGTAAAAAATAAATGGCATCACGATGATTTTGATGAACAAGACTATGCTGATGCAGCTTGTGTAGCACTTTATGGTTTAAGACAAGAAAAGGAGAAAGATAATGGCAGCACCTAAAGGTTATAAAAAAACAACAGGTCAAAAGAATAAAACATATTTTTATGATACACCTGAACTCAAAGATACCAAGATAGAGGATAAGTTACCCAAAGGCATGACTGCTGAAGAGTTCAAAGCAAAATATGCTAAGGTTGTGTGGTGTGACTATTATAAATGTATACACAATGTGCAAACTGAAGGAGCTAAACGAACTATAGCAACTTTATTAGAAAATCCTCAATATAAACCTCTCGGTCCAAAAGATGCAATGATAAGAGGTGTATGTAGTAGAGCAGAGATAGGTATTAAATTTAAAGAGATAAGCACAACAGGTGGCGTAAAGCACAAAGTTCCAGAGTGTTTTAATGCTGCTGGTAATAAAAACAAGGGTGGTATGGATTTTAGTAAATTATTACAATCTAATGGAACCCCACATGGAGGAAGCATTGAATCAGGAAACGCTGATACAGGATGGTCTAATGCTGCATATATGTAATGCCTAAGAAATTTTCACGCCAAGTAAGAGACAGAGCATTTAAACTATACTTAGATGATACATATTCTGCACGCGAGATTGCTGAACAAGTATCTCAAGAATTTAGAGTAGCAGTGACTACTCCTACAATTTATAGTTGGATAAGAACTTTAGATTGGGATACTAAGAAAAAAGAAACGGAAGCAAAAGCTATGCAGAAAATGCAGGAAGATGAATCAACTAAGATAGCTAGAATGCAAGAAGAACACCAAGAACTATATAAGACTGTGAGAGACAAAGCTGGTATAGAATTAAATTCATTAACTTTTGAAAGAGCTTTTGATGCAGTAAAAGCTTTAGACATAGGTATACAAGGAGAAAGACAAGTTGCAGAGGGATTAATTAATGTGCAGTTTATACAAGATGTAGTTAATATCCTAGTAGATGAAATAGAAGATGTAGAACTTATTAAACGTATAGCAACTAAATTGAAAGTATTGATGGCATCAAAAGACAATGAGTGACGATTTAACAACATATAACAAAGCCTTTGAAATACTTGCAGAAAAACTAGAAAAAAGTAACAAGTATCAAATAGGTAGTTTCTGGGAATTTACTAGAGATATCTGGGCAGAGGGTTTTGAACACCCTGAATATTTTAGAGCTTGGCATGTAGGTAGGTTAACTGAAGAAGTTGAAAAATGCATTGAAGATAACTTAAATTATTTAGCTATATTGCCTAGAGCACATTTTAAATCTACTATATTAGGACACGCATTTAGTATTTGGAGGAGTTTAAAAGTAGCTGGCAGTACAAATATATTATACTTATCTTATAGTGATACAATGGCTAAATACCACATCTCAGAAATAAATAAAGAAGTCAATAGAAATCCTATTTTAAAAGAAATGATGACTAATAAAGCACCTAAAGCTGACTTTACGTTTAGATATGATACAGGCAGCGGGGGTAGTGCTGAGATATTACATGGTGGATTGTTCTCTTTCAAAAGAGGTATGCACGTTAATGGAGCTTTGATTGCTGATGACATACTAAAAGACCCAGAGAGTCCACTAGCTATTGGACAAATGTCTAAGATTGAAGACCATTTTTTAACAGAGTCTTTATTCATACCTAATCAAGGTGTTCCTGTTGTTATAGTGGGTACTCCAATGATGCCCGGAGATTTGTTGACAGTGTTAGAAAAAGATGATAGATTTGTTACTAGAAAGTTACCAGCACTTGACCCAGAACCGGGTAGAAGAGTGCTTATGCCTGAGTTATATAGTGAGGAATGGTTGTTAGAACAACAAAAAGCAAAACCTAAATCATTTGCTTCAGAGTTCTTACTCCAGCCACACTTTAATACTGAGGCATACTTTGATTCAGAAGACATAGAAAAATGTGAGGATGCTAATTTGAGGTCGCTACCGACTACAATTAAACATACGTTTGCAGAAGATGAAGACATCTTTGCTGGATTTGATGTGGGTAAAAAAAGACACCCATCACATTTAGTTATCTTCAGAAGAAAGGGTGAAAGGATAGAACAAATTCATCAGTCGTGGTTAGATGGTTGGGATTATTCTGAACAGATAGTTTATCTTAATGAAGTAGCTGAGAACTTCGGACTTAGCAAAGGATACATAGATAATACTAGAGGTGAGTTAGAAGATAGAGGATTACATAGAACATGGTATCCTTTAGCATTTACTCTAAAGTCTAAGAATAATATGGCACATATCTTTGAAGAGTATGTACATTCTGGGAACTTATTCTTAATTCAAGACCACAGGCAACGTCAACAAATATTGTCTGTAAACAATGAATTGAAAGCTCCAGAAACTCCTATGGGACACGGTGATGCATTTTTTTCTATCGCTATGGCTTTACAAGCGGCTTATGAAACTGGTATATTTAGGATGCAAACTATTGGAAGTATGCAAGACTTTGCGAATGAATTGGAACCACCAGTCGGTAAACCGAAAGATAGCCAAAAATCATTATTGGATTTTCCAAAAAATGAGTATAATAATAACAGTAATTCTTCTTCGGAATCAGGTGCTCCCAATCCCTTGTGTACAGAAGATGTATGCAATCCAGCATTTTGGATTCCAAAAAGAAAATTATGTTTACATTGCAATTACAGAGGACAATTATAGGAGGAACTTACATTGGTCACGTTAACACAACAAGCAGAAACAGTCGCATCAAAAAGATATTACTTAAAAGACGAATCAGGTGAACCTGAAGAAAACGCAAACACGTTATTGAAACGAGTAGCTAAAGCTATAGCTTCCTCTGAAAAGTTGTATGGAAAGACAGATGCTGACACACAACTAACTGAAAAAGAATTTTATGACATGATGTCATCATTAAACTTTATCCCTAACTCACCTACGTTAATGAATGCGGGCACTGAACAAGGTACTTTGTCTGCGTGTTTCGTACTACCTTTAGAAGATAGTATGGAAGATATTATGAAGGCAGCTCATGACATAGCCATGGTGCAAAAATTTGGTGGGGGTACAGGATTTGCATTAAGTAAACTCCGACCAAAAGGAGATAAGATTAAGACTACACATGGTATTGCATGTGGTCCGATACAAGTATTACAAACACTGTCTAGAGTATCATCTATGATTACACAGGGTGGTAAGAGAGATGGTGCAAACATGGCAGTGATGTCAGTATACCATCCAGATATATTAGAGTTTATTGATTGTAAAAAAGTAGAGGGAGATATACACAACTTTAACATATCAGTAGGTGTGGATTCTAACTTTATGAAAGCAGTAGAAGCTAATCTTAATTACCCTTTAATTAATCCAAAGAGTAAACAAGTAGTTGGTGAACTAAATGCAAAAGAAGTATTTGACAAAATGGTATATGGGGCATGGAGAAATGGTGAACCGGGTATGATTTTCTTAGACGAAGTAAATAAAGATAATCACGTTACAGAAGAATACGGAGAAATGATTGCAACTAATCCATGTGGTGAACAACCATTATTAGGAAATGAATCATGTAACTTAGGGTCAATTAATTTAGCCAACTTTGTAGAATCTAGAGAAGTACGACCTTACATTAAGTGGGATGAATTAAGAACCACTATTAAAACAGCTACACGATTCTTAGACAATGTGATTGACGCAAACAAATATGCAACTCCAGAAATAGAAAAAATGACTAAAGCTACAAGAAAAATAGGTTTAGGTATTATGGGATTTGCAGATATGCTTACACAACTTAGAGTATCATATGGTTCTAAAGAAGGCAGAAAGATAGGGTCTGATATAATGAGGTTCTTAAAGACTCATGCAGATAAAGCATCAATTGAATTAGCAGAAGAAAGAGGTGCTTTCCCCGCATGGGATAACAGTGATTATGGTGAGGATGAAAAATATAGGAACGCTTGCCGACTAACTGTAGCACCTACAGGAACTATCTCTATGTTTGCTGACGCATCTAGTGGAGTAGAACCGTTGTTCTCCTTAGCATATAGAAAGATGAACATATTAGAAGGGGAGACTCTTTACTATGTGAATAAATACTTTGAACAAGATGCAAAGGAAATGGGTTTTTATTCAGAAGACCTTATGGAATATTTATCTGATGGTGGCTCTCTTAAAGATAGAAGTGAAGTGCCTGATGAAATAAAAGATATTTACACGACTGCACCTGAAATATCCCCTGAAGCACATGTAGGAATGCAAGCAGCTTTTCAACAACACTGTGATTCTGGGATATCTAAGACCATAAACTTTGCAAATGATGCTACAATAGAAGATGTATACACAACTTATATGCTGGCTTGGAAGACAAAATGTAAAGGAATTACAGTCTACAGAGCTGGTAGCAGAGATAAAGAAGTATTAGTAACAGCACATAAGTCAGAAGAGACTACTGCTACCAATATGGAAGAACAACTTAATTTCTTTCAAGAAATAGAAGATGCAGAATGTTGTGCAGAACCTAACATAGTAATGGAATCTGGTTGTAAGACATGTAAAGTTTGTGGATGGAGTGCTTGTCATATAGCATAAATTCATAAATTTATAAAAAAACAGTATAATAATAGTAGGAGAAAAGATATGCCGATAGGTAATATGTTAAGAGATAGACAAGAACAGTATGTCGCACAAAAAGATAATACTGGTACTTGGAGAATACTCGATACTTGGCACGAAGATTTAACTAAATTAAGTCCAGAAGATGAAATAGATGACTCTAGTGAAGCAGTCACAGTGTTGTCAGAAGGTGCTTTTTTAGCTTTAATTAGAGAGTCAACTAGATTAGGAGTGTTGCAAAACGCTGCTGTGATGGAAAACGAAGCTTTGGCTGACCAAGTAACAGAGTTAAAAGAAGAAAACAGTAGACTACAATTACAAATTGAAACTACCCCTGCAGTTGAAGTTACACACGAAGAAAAAGCAGGGTTAAAACAACATGCAATAGACACCATAGCCAAGATAGTAGCTATAGATAGTGTTGAAATAACTAAGGAATAAGTATGAAATTAGGAGATTATCTTCCAGAAGTTCCTGAAATGGCGAAACAAATGGGTCAACTCGGCTCACAAATGGAGATATTCAACGACTTAATGTTGAGTAAGTCAGCAGGAGAAACAGGTAGCGGACCTACATTTGGTGTAGACTACATAGTTAACTCATATATCAGAAACCAATTAGCTTATCGTAAGCAACTTGTACAAGATTTACAGACTATTGCATATACCTGTGAAGAATTACGAGCTCCTATTATGCACATTACTGGGGAAGTATTTAGAAGAGGTATAAAAGTAGAACCTACTAAAGTAGACCCAGACAGTTCTCAAATAAAACGTCTAGTTAAATTTATGAAGAACTGTAATTTATTTGAGCAAGGTTTAGAAGAAGTTCTAAGACAGTTCCATTGGGACTTAAACACAGTAGATGATGCTTTTCTATATTTTGCAAAAGAATATTATGATGCGGGTGATGGTAAATTAAATTCTAGAGTAACAGAAATTAGAAGAATTAATCCAGCATTAATAGAATACGACTTAGATGAGACAGGATTACCTAAGAACTCTCATTTCTTCTGCCCCCTACACAGACAGAATATATCAGAATCACCAGAAGAATGTTCTGAAGAAGGTTGTGAACAAGAGAAACAACCTGCAATGTATAGATACTTATATAGGACTGAGGTTCACTACTTCTTAGATACAGAGGTGGTGCATTTATCTAAATTTAATCCAACAGAAACTTATGGTTGGTCTCCTGTATTAACAATATTTGAAAAAGCTCTCACGCTTATAGGTATGGATAGAAACTTATATAGGTATTTCTTTGAAAGAAAGATGCCTGCATCTATGGTTATGGTAACTACAGATGACCCTGAAAGTTTAAAACGTGAAAGGGAAGCTATCGCCGCAAAAGTAAGACAAGACCCTAACTATATACCAATGGTTGCTGTATCTTCTAGAACTAATAGAGGTAGAGTAGATATGGTTAGAATGTTCCACACATTACAGGAGATGGATTACTTACCTGTGAGAGCTGAAATAAGAGAAAGAGTGTCTGCAATATATGGTGTATCACCAGTATTCCAAGGTGCTCCTGATTCTTTTGGTGGATTATCTCAACAGACTACACAATTAACTGTGATGAGTAGAGTGGTAGAAAGAGACCAGAGACAAATCATGGAAAAAGTATTTAGTGCTATCTTGGACAACTTTGGTGTAACTGATTATAAATTAGTATTACCTAATCCAGAGGAAAAAGCAGAGGCTACTAGAATCGCTCAAGCACAACAAAGAACTGTAATAGCTAATCAATTATTACAAATGGGCTTTGATGTTGAACTTAAAGATGATAAAGTAGACTTAATGGATATAGACTTTATGATTAGTGGAGAGCCGGTGCCTAGTGCTCAAATGCAGGGTCAAATGACTGCCATACAATTAGACCAACAGCAACAACAAGCAGCTGAACAAGAGGCTCAAAGAGCTGAACAATTTGATGCAGCAGCAGACATTGCTGAAAGTGAAACAGGCGGTGAAGATGAAGAAGTTGAAAATAGTTTAGAGAAAAATGTTTTAACTAATGATTCAAGAAGTCAATCTTTACAACAACCCTTTGCTAATATGAATACTGCAATCCCAAAAGGAAAAGGTAAGTTTGAAGGAAGAACTGCAGGAAGAACCCCAGACCATAATGATAAAACTCCTTTAGAAGAAAGAGATATTGAAGAATACGCAGAAGCTAGAGAGAAAAAGTTTGAAGATAGAGTGTATGGTCTAGCTAAAGCTACATCTACATGGACTGATAGTTTAGCTGACCAAGGGTATGATTTCCCTATAATTAAAGAAGTTTCTTTAGATGGTAGTCAATTATGGTTTATTAGTAATGGAGTTGACTACATAGGTAACCTAGAAGCAAATGGAGTATCAAATATATCAAAAGCATCCTTTTCAGGTATGGAAGGTAAAAAATATTATGGAGACCAGTACCAAACTGAAAGAGGTGATGGTTCGTCTAAAAATAAACCAGTCAACGTAGAAGAGGAGAAAGACGATGACTAAGAAGTTTTCAAAAAAAGACGCAGAGTATTCAGAAACACCAAAAGCTGCGTTACCTAAGAAACCGGGAGAACCCGACCAGTATTCTAATCACAACTATGAAAATAGAGAAGTAAGACCTGATGGTTCCACAGTATACTATTATGAAAACGGAGTAAAAGCAATACACCACCCACCACAAAAAACATCTTCAGGTTATCATAAGACTGCGGCAAAACATCATTTAGATGAAACTAAATCTTCAATTGATAGTGCTAAATATAAAAAAGCACTGTCACACTTAAGAGCTTTATCAGGACACAGCCAAGCCTTAGATAAGTTTAAGGAGCAGTCTGGCACTAACGTAGAAAAACTTGCAAAAGAATTTGCAGGCACTGTGGCAGTAGCCAGTGACCCCGCTGTATTCACTCGGACTTATGGTGGTAATAATAAAAAAGGTAAAAGTGGAGTAAAAAAACTAGACGACTATTTAAAAAAAGAACTTGAACATAAAAAAGCAATGGTTAATTTAGTAAAAGATGTACAAAAAGAATTAAAAAATGATGATACAATAGATATAATAAAAGCTGAAGATGAAGATTTTTACCAATTCCAAAAAGAATTAGATGAGGAATTTGCATCTAATGACTAATTTAAATAAATTTTTAGAATTTATGGAAACTGACTTGACCCGAAAGAAAAAAGGTGTTAAGGTAAAATTAAATAATATGCCTTTTTTAAATCACTATAAAAAATCTAAAGAAGGTAGAGTGGAAAATCCACCTAACAGAAAAAAAACAATTGCATATGGTTCTAGGAGAACTCCTCGACCAGACCCGCAAGGATATAGAAATCCACCTAATAGGAGGACCCCTAATCCAGAAGATTAACAATAGTAAAGGATAGATAACATGACAACATTCGTCATACCAGAAGAGGCAAAAGAAGAGATAGTAAAGAGAAAAATGGCAGGAGCAACATGGAGTGCTCTATCAAGATGGGTAGAAGATAGATGGGGCGTAGCAGTTCATAGAACTACACTACAGAAGTGGTACGATAGAGAAGTAGAGCTACTCGATGAACAACAGTCACAAGACATGGAAGATATGCAGACAGACTTTACACCTGAAGCACATGTTAAACTGGCTAAAAAAGTAGAAACTTATAAAGCGGAATCTAGATATTGGAAAAAAGTTGCAGAAGCAGCTATCAAAAAAGACGCTAAAGAAAATCTTCTAATAGAATCAATTAAAAAATTTACCCCTTCATATAAAGAAGTAAAGAAATATAAACGCCGAAAGCCTACAGGTAAGATAAAAGGGGACAGCACACAGTCTATGATAGCCCCACTCACGGATACCCACATTGGTGATAATGTAGAATCTGACCAGATGTTAGGCTTAAATGAATATAATATTGATGTATTTAACAAAAGATTATATGGATGGGCAAATCAAATTATTACATTAGCAGAACTTAGGCGTAATTCTGCAGACGTTGGAGAGCTTATAGTTCCAATGTTAGGTGACATGATTAGTGGGGATATCCACGAAGAGTTAGCACGAACTAACAATGACCACTGCATGGGACAAATGATTAGAGGAGCTAATCTTATATCACAAGCACTTATGCTTATAGCCCCACACTTTGATAAAGTAAGAGTTGCATGTGTAGTAGGTAATCATGGTCGTATGACTAGGAAGCCTCCTATGAAAGATAAGTACATGGACTGGGATTACATGTTATATCAATGGATATCTGTGTTCTGTCAAGACCAGAAAAACATAGAGTTTCATATTCCAAAGTCTTTCATGACTACAATCAAAGTATGCAATAGAGATATCTTATTAGCACACGGGGACTTTATTAATGGTGGTGGAAGTGGCACTGCAATCAGTAGGGGTGTAAATAATATGCGAAATGTTATGGCATTTAGAAAAGGATTAGTAGATGAGATGCAGCAACTACAAGACAATGCTTTAGAAAATGTGCCTGATAAATTTGAAACAGCACTACTCGGACACTTTCATAGAGTAGACGAAGTTGATATAGGAACGGGAGCTGTGCATATCTGTGGTTGCATGAAGGGTGGAGACGAATATGCTATGCAAAGAGTGCAATCTATCAACAAACCAAGACAAATAGTTCTATACTATCACCCTAAATATGGTGAGATTGGTAAAGAAATTGTTTACCTAAACAGATATGACTCTCGTAAGGGTCAATTCAATGACATACTACCTGATGTATGGTCTAAAACTTTTAAGTAAACAGGTTTAAAGTAGTATAATAAGTACAAAGGAGATTTATTATGGCTACAGCTGAACAAAATGATGCTTTTAGAGCTTTTATAAAAGAATTAATAGAAAGATTTGCTACTAATGTGTATGAAAACTCACAAGCGTCAGTCCCTGTAGTTACTGGTGAATTAAAAGCTTCTGGAAGTCTTAGAAAAATAAATAACGGTTATGAAATTAAATACTCAGCTCCTTATGCATCGTTAATTGATGGTATGGGGGAGGATTTTACCATGATTTTTAGACGAGGTGATAAACCTTTTAGATTTCCAAAATCTCCTCAGACCGCTAGTGGTTTTGTTTCAAATAGTGTTAAAAATACTGCTGAAGAGGGCATGCGTTCTTTGATTTATGCGGCTAATGGTGGTCCAGCTTCAGCTCAATATAATTTTTATATACAATAGAAAAGGATAACAGAAATGGTAGACATCGAAAACGTAACAGATGAACAGGAATGGCTAATAGCTAGACATTCTAGGATGGTAGGTAAGATTTTAGACCTAGTAGAGACTGCAATGCCCGAAGGTAAACAGTGTGAAAAGCTTAAGAAACTACTACAAGTTCCACTATACGACTTTAGAAATGATATGCTGCGTTTACAAAGCGGTGACGCAGACATAAGTATCGTTGAGTAAGCGTATATTTTTTTATATTTCTATATAAATTAGTATAATATAAGTGTACATAAATTATATTATGTTTTAAGAAGGTCGGGGGTGGCTTAGACCAACCTTTTTAGGTCGAAGATTAATTTATAGTTAAAAAAACATCAAGAAAAAGGAGGACATAATATGTCTGACGAAATTCTAAATAGAATTGAAAAGCACATGGAAGGTACGCAGTTAGGATTAGCTGCACTATCAGAAGTGTTGCAAAAAATGGATGCAAGAATCGAAAACGAAGCAGAAGCTTCATACGAACTTGCAAAAGCAGAAGAAGAAGCTTTGGAAAAAGAAGCTTTGGTGAGAGATATTGCTAAGGCAGTATTAATCGAACTATCGGACCAAGGTATGGATGTTGACGGTACTGACATCGAAAACGTAGGAAAGCCTGACCCGACCAAAGGTGCAACTGCTACACCTAACTACATTGGTGACGCTGATGACTCATCTGAAACTATAACGCCAAGAACTGATATCTCTGAACAACAGGCATCAATCATGGCTGAAAAGAAAGAAGATGAAGAAGAAGAAAAAGCGTACACTAAAATGGGTATGAACAAAGCAGAAGGTGAAGAAAACAAAGACAAAGAAGAAGGTGATGAAGAAGAAAAAGCTATGGGTTTCCCTAAGAAAGAGAAAGCCATGCACGAAGAGGATGAAGGAGACAAAGAAGATGACGAAGACAAAGATGACGATGACGTAAAGAAATTATTCAAACAAATGAGTTCTTTACAGAAACAAATCGAATCATTAGACATCTCTAAGTCAGTCAAAGAAGAATCCGAGAACAGACTACGAAAAATGGGATTCAAGGAAGAGAATGGATTACAGAAACCACAATTGACTAACGTGTTTGGAGCAGATGAAACTCCAATCAAGAAAGCTCAAACTGTGAATGATGTAGTCGACCAACTTACTACACTCTCTTACAAAGAACTGCGAAAAATGCAGGAATTAAAGAGACAAGGTATGGTAGACGGTTTGCCAGATGAAATTGCAAACCTCTAAACTTTTAATAAACAATAAGAAAACGAGGAGATAATAATTATGCCTTCACTAAGTGAATACATAGCTCAATCGAATAGAGGACTAAACCAGTCTGTATTCGGTCCTGAGTACTTATCCAAAGCGTTTAATGCTGCTAGCTCAGGCACTGCTGATGCAATCTTTACGACTACATCTGCAGATAACGTCTTTACTTCTACTTTCGGTAGAAAAGTATGGCAGTCATTGAACAACCAAACTCGTTTTTTCAACGCAATCCCAAGAACAGTTTTCGGTAACACCGTTGGTTGGAGGGTGAGAACAGATAGAGGTAGCCAAAGGTCTCGACCAATAACAGAGACTGGTAGCCTACCAGATATCGATGTTTCAAACCTAGAAACAATCTCTAGCTTGCCTAAGATTATTTCTACTTCATTCGGTGCTTCTGTGAAAGCAATGTACACTGCCCAATTAGAAGGTGGTGTCGGTGACGTATTAGCGTTGGAAAACGAAAACGCACAACTTGACCACATCAAGGAAATGAACCAAGAACTATTACTACCAAACACAGTTTCAAACTCTGGAGATATTGGTGGTTCAACTACAGATGCTAACGTAACAAACGGTGCCGACCTAAGAATCGGTGACCAAGTGATGTTAGTAGATGCTGGGTCTGCTACAGATAACAACGCAGCTCCTATATCAGCGATATCAGGAAATGATATTACTTTTAGCTCTGCTTTAAGTGGTACTCCAGCAGCTGGAAACTCTGGGTCAATCGCAGACAACCTTTCAGTTACATCAAGAGCTGGTTTGACATCAATTGATGACATCGTAATGATTAACGGTGTAGCAGCTAGCGGTAACGCAGGTGTGGCTACTGGTGGTTCAGCTTACGACTTAACTAAGTCAACTAACTCTGGTGGATTCCAAAGAGGCTCAGGTGCATTCAGTGCTGCTGCTACTGTAAAAGGTAACAGTGGTGTTGGAAGAGACCTGTCTCTAAACCTACTAGATGATTGTATACAAACAATCAGAACTAATGGTGGAGAACCTAAGTTAATTCTTATGGGTCACGACCAATACTTCAAACTAGAGAGATTACTTAACTCTCAACAGAGATACATGGGACAGGAAGAGTACCAAGTAGGAGTAGGGTCTGAAAAGACTTTCCCGGGTACAAGAACTGGACTAGTTCTCGCAACTTACCAAGGTATTCCAATTCTACCAGATGCAGACACTACTAAATCAGAGGCTGCTTCTGATGGTTCAAAACTAGGTTCAAACATCTACGTTTTGGATACAGATTACCTAGAAATCGCTGTAGCTCAACCTACTCAGTATATTGAGAACAGAGATTACTTCGCAGCTGACGCACTTGTAGTCAGAGGTTTGCTATACACAATGGCAGAGTTCAGAGCTTACAGGTTTGACGTTCAAGCTAAGATTACAGACTTAAACGCGTAGTCGGTTTAAAGTCATAGAAACTAAAAGACTATTATGAAAAGCTGGGGGTAGTTATTAAATTAATTACCCCCGCTTTATGAATGTAAATGAAATGTAATGTAAGGATGAATAATGCAGATTGTATATGCTAACGGAGTATTACAAAGTCTAGATGTACAAACGAAGAGGATGGTTGGAGAAGTGATGACCCTAATAGAAGGTTCATTAACAGATGCTCCAACAACCACTGCGTTAAAAAAATCGATTAAGCAAGCCATGTGGCGAACTAATCGCAATATTCAAGATGACGTGACTAGTATGGCATTTAATACGGAGGAAATAAAAGATGGCTAAACATACTTTTAAACTATCAGACGTAACACCAGACGCTAGGATTATAGCAAGGTCTGCATTAGGTTACGATTTTAACTATTACGCTGACGCTGAAACATTATTGTTCGGTAGTACAGACGAAACTGCATTTAGAATGCAGAACATGTCAGCAGGAAGTGGGATATTCCCAACTCATGCTGAATCTTATGCTGCTAACGTAACAGTAGCCGGTGACTTAATAAAAACTGAAATTTTTATTGACCTCACTGGTTTGAACTCATCTGCAGCAGGAGACATTATTGGTAAAGATGGCGGAACTGCTAATTGCCACATAGGACAGATTACAGCTGCTCTAAATGGTACAATAATTGGGGGTTCAATTGCTTGTCTAGAAACACCAGCAGGTGGAGAACCAGACATTGATGTGTTCTCAGCTACTGTTGGAACTGGTGCAGAAGACACTGCTGTTACTGATTTAACAGAAACTAAGTTGTTTGATGCGGGACAAGACTTTATTGCAGGTCTGTCTGCAAACCAATTCAACTTTGGTGGATTTATTGCAGTGCCAGCAGCTGACGAGTTCTTATACTTAGTCGGTTCTGGTGGTGGAACTAGTGCCACTTACACAGCAGGAA